TTAGCAAACCAAATATCCCATAAAAAATGTTTCTTCTACTTCATCTTCTATTTCGAATCCACTGTCTTCAAACACTTGTACTTTGCAAGTATCACTTGCATCCATATCTAATAAACCTGTTATTTCAAAACTCATTCTATTCATAGTACCATCAAGATAATCACTTAAATCTACTTGAGTATTAGTTATTGTTCTATTTGAAGCAACCAATCTTAGACTATATATACCTGTTCCCCCTGTTACGTCATCAGTTCTAATTCTAGCATGAAACCAATAACGCCCCGTAACAGGTGCTGTAAAAGTTGAATTTGAAGTATTGTAATCTGCATTATTATCAAAAACTTCATTTTCAAAAACTACAGTTACCGCAGTGTTTGCACTAGGTGTTTGACCCGAAGCTGACTTATTTGCCATAAAAGCAGGTTGTAATGGTTTAGTTACACACCCTGCCTCATCAATAACTATATGTGAAGTAGTACCTAAAGTGCTACCTAAACCTATTACTAAATCATCAGCAGAATCATCAAGGCCAATATGGTAGTCTTGAGCGTTACCATCAAATACAACTTTTGTATCTTCAGCCGTTGCAGAACCCACAGTTAAACTACTAGGTAATCCTCCACTTAATCCTCCGCTTGGTATTGTTGTTTTACTCATGTGTTACTCCTCTTATCCGCAATGTAATGTGCATGGAACGCAGTACGAACCATCTGCATGTGTTATTGTTTTTGTCGTTGATGTTACTTTAGCTATTGTACTTGCTCGTAAAATGTCATCTGCTTGTTTCTTTGCTGTGCCATCACCTTTACTTTGTAAGTAATCACCAATAGCAACTGTTTCATCTTTGTGTATTCTAACTACAAATGCACCAAGTGATGCAACATGCATATCGTTTACATCGCCATCTAAACCATTATCATTATCATCCCAATTTAAAAATACTCCATAAATAGCTTTACTATCCTCTGTGTCAGATATTTTACACATTGGTAATTGTTCATTATCTTCTTTTACATATACTCCTGTATATTCTTTACCATTAGATGTAAAAGTTACAGCATCCCCTACTGATTTACCATTTGGTAAATTAATTGATTCTTTTACTTGATGTGCAGGTGTAACATTACCTTCACTATCAGTTGATTCTGCTACATCAGCTACCGCTTGATACCAAGTCATCATTGTATCAATAGATTCCATGACTGTACCACGAAGTATTGTTGGTTTTGAATTATCTGCTAGTCTTGACCAGTGAGCACCACAAAAAGTATTGTAAGATACTGTTGAGCCACTAACTGAAATTGTACCTTCTTGTGAGTCCGCTTGTCGTAAACTAATTAAATTTCCATCATTACCTTGTCTATTAATATAAACAGGTTCATTAGTGTTGCATGTAAAAACTGATTGTCCATTATCTCTTAATTCTATACCAGTAGTAGTTGCACTAAGACCAGTTTTTGATACTAAAAAATCTCCATCACTTGTAATACGCACTCTTTCTGCCGCATTAACTCTAAACGCCATGTAATTACTTCCATGAAAATACGATATTGTGCCTACATCAGCGTCATCACTATCGGAAAAATGTATATGACCTTCTCCATCATTGCTAGAGCCTATAGCCATTCCAGTAGCACTTGTATTCTCTATCATAAAGTCATCAGAATTTCCGTCATTTAATGCACCAGAATCATTACTTATAATGTGCAACTTTGCTTGAGTAGGAGCCGCACCTATACCAACTTTATCTTCTCCAGCATCAACAAATAGCATATTTGCATTGCCATTAGATTCAACTCTAAAGTCTACATCGTCAGAGTCTTCGTTGATAACAACTGCTGTATCAGTGATTGTAAGTTGGTCATCGTTAGATGATGTTTGGTCATCTATGCCTGCAAACGAAGCTCCGGGTATTAATGCTTTTTTTAACTCACCATCAGTAGCATCTTCTATTAATACATGGTCAGCAGAATTATCTAACGTTACTAAAGTTTTACCAGAAATAATATCATCTGGCACATCTATAGTTCCTACACTTTTTGCTTGATGAACAACATAAATATTGTTTGTGCCGCTAGGAGGTGCACCAGTAAACGTTAATGTTGTTCCAGATAAAGTGTATGCTGAGTTAGGGTCTTGTCTTACATTACCAACAAATACTTCAATGTCTAATGTTGAAGAAGGTGCTACATCTAAAGTAAATGCAGTTGTGCTTCCATCACCACTAAACCTCTTACCTTGAAGAGATTGAAACTGGTTTCTGGTATCTATAGGTGTTCCTACATAACCCATCTTACGTAATCTCCATCATTGATATAGCAATGTCCGCTGATCCAGTCGCTGTCAAAGACAACGTATCTGTAGCTTCCATTACCACTTTGTTACCTGCAAGTAGCTCCAACGTTCCACCAACAGGGATCGGCGCATTAGTAACTAGCTCAACCGTTTGATTGGCTTCGTTATTCGCACCTGCTCTGTTAGAGGTATCTGAAGCTAAACTAACCGTAGCAGTAATCTGACTAGTGGTTGTATTACCTACCATAACACCAAGAACTACTGTAGTAGTAGAACCTGCCACGGTGTAGATAACATCAGCACTAGTAACGCCTGCTTTAGTTACAAGTTTAAAAGTATTAGCCATTTATCCTCCTTATAATATTAACCGAGAGCAATCGCAAGAGCCGTCGGATCTCCAATGTATGTTTTTACTCTAGATAGCGCGGCTTTTCTATTTGTGCCTCCAGCGCCATCGTCGACTATGATTAAGTCTGCATCTGCTAAATCAGCGCCTATATCAGTTCCCCCATCAATATCTAATGGAGCAAGACCGACTGAATTACTAGATGCTGTAATTGTTTTGTTTGTAAGAGTTGCTGTCGATGCTGTTGAAACTATTCTTGCATCACCACCTGTGCTTGGTAATGTAAGAACATTGTTAGCACTTTCAGAGTGTGGCGCGGCAATAATAGTTTGTCCGTGACTATTACTTTCACAGTTAAGAACAATTTTACCTTGATTAGTATTACCCCTTACAACAATTTTACCCGTGCCGTTTGGTGCAAAATTAATATCACCGTTACTAGCAGTAGCTAAATTAGCAGAACCAATAGTGGCACCATTAATTGTAGGAGTTGTTAAAGTTTTATTTGTAAGTGTTTGTGTTATATCTACAGCAACCAAATCTTGTGTTCCGCTATCTCCACTATTAGGCAATCTTAATGTGTTTGCGGCACTAGCTGAATGTGGTTGTGGTTGTAATGTTTGAAAGTGAGCATTAGATGATTCACAATACATTTTAAGAGATGCAGGTGAACCACTGTTTGATTTAAACTCAATAACACCACCTAAAACTGTAAGATCATCACCAACTGAAAAATCACCGTTTGTTGTTAATCCTGTATCAGCGACATGTGTTATGTTTATATCTTGGTCGTCACCAAAATTAATTACTGCACCGTCTGCTAAAAATAAATCTGAAAACTCTAATGAGCTAGTACCTAATGCGGCACCGTCTGATGCGTCTGGAACGAAAGCAGTTGTTGCTGTAATTGTAGTAGCTTGAAAAGTTCCATTTACTGTAAGTCCTGTATCAGCCGCATGCGTTACTGTGATGTCAGAATCAGCACCAAATTTTAAAACAGCAGAATCTGATTTTAATAATAAATCGTTACCAACAGTTACATCGTTGCTTCCATCTTCAAATACCATCCTACTAGCTGGTATTGTACAAAACACATCTTTTGTACCAGAACTAAAATTAACAGCGCTATCACTATTAGAACTAGATATAACTGTTGTTCTCGTTAAATCAGAACTATCGCCGTCAAGTGTTCCTAAGCCTACTTCAAACTCTGCTTGATCTTGGTGTGCAATACAATAGTAAGTTGTATTACTATTACCAATACCAGCCGCGAAAGTTTCAAAACCCGTCACTGCTCCACCAAGAGATACGGCTCCCGTTCCCGTAGTGGTAGTAGTTTCTTTTACACGGTCATTAATAACTAATGCCATTTATATCTCCTATGCTAATCTTAGTATCGCGTTACTAGCATCTGCTGTAGGAAACTGTATAGTAAACGTTCCACTCGTAGATGTCTTGTCACCACCAAAATCTAAAACAGCAACTGCTTTGTTAGAGTCAGAGCTATTGTAAATTAAAGCACCTCTAGCTGTGATAGTAGCAGACGTGAAAGATACGTCAGCAAAATCACAAATAGCTGTAGTTCCAGAAGTTGTTGGAGTTACGCTAGTTAAAGTTCCCCCACCAGAAGTATACGTTCCAGAGTTAGAAACTTCGTTAGTTGTGCTAAAAGCGGTTGTCGTTGCATCCAGAGAAGCAGAACTTGTGTACAACGCAATCTTAAAAGTATCACCAGTTGTCGCCGTAAAGTCATGCGTGCCTTGTAATAATTCTTGTTTGAAGCTTGTACATACAGCTTGAGTTATAGCCATGTTTTATCCTCCTATGGGTTTCTTGATTGCAGAGGAGTTCTTAACGCCCCCTGCATGTATTCATCTCTTCGGTGTCTTCCTTGTTGCTCTATGACCAACTCTTGAAGAGCCCGTTGATATGATTGTTCATATGTTTGTAGCATATCTGGAGGTCCTTTTAAAAACTTAAAAGCCTCTGCAAGACTTGCGTAAAGTAATGCGGCCGGAGCGTTATTACCTAACCACGAGGTAGTGTTCGTACTAGACAGTCTTGTTGGTAATCTAGTAATACCTAATTCAACGTTATAAGCTAGATCGGGTGTAGGCGCAACATAAATTGTGTTGTGATCCCACCATGCCCAATACCTCGGTGTTCCTGTAGCCGTTCTATCCGGCCAATATTCATTCATGTAACTTATGTCTCTTTGCTCTAGATACTCTCTTGTTGGAGTGCCAGATGGTGCAAATATTTGCATATATCTAACCGTACCAAGTGATGTAGGACTTGGTGCACTACCACCCGGTAGAGATAAGAAAGGGTTGCTTGCTGTGAGATTTGCTGTTTGATGTGATTTAAATACGTCAATATCTACATCTCTAAATAATCTGTTTTCAGCAAACTCAATAAAATCGTTTACTATAGTGTCAGATAATACAGAGCTATCTACTTCTGTGTACGCTCTAATCTGTGTTACTAATTCTGAATGTGTTACTGTCATGATATACTCACTGTTACTGAACCAACATATGAAGCAAACACAGTTGGTTTTCTGTTAACTGGATTCATAGATCCTGTATTTTCAAGAAAGCCTTTACCACCAAGAAAAACTGTCATAGGTTCGTTTCTTTTTGGTCTAGCGTCATCTAATGCTTGTGCATCTGTTGCATGTCTTTGTCTTTCAAGTTGTTCATGCTTTGCTTCAAACTCTGATTTATGTACCAAAGAACCATTATATTCTTTAATCATTTCAGTGTATGGAAAAGCAAAACCACTTCTATCAGATATTGCTTGTGCGTATTTACCAGAAGCTTTAGCCATTAAATAACTCCTCTTTCTGGTGTAATAAAGAAACTAGAACGTGGTCTATCTTCTTCAGATGCACGTTGCCACTCTTCTTCATACAACTGTTTTAATAATGCCGTTCTCTCTGGTGCTTTTTTAATTGACACATAGTATGCTAAACCAGAAGTTAAACATGGTATAAATCTAGTTGGCACTTCTAATTGATCGTTGTAATCACCAGCATCCTGTATCTTAGTTAGACCATAATATTTAAATGTGTCTGCC